TTGATGCCAATCGGGTACGCCCCGCGCCACGGCACGAAGGGGAACTCGACGATCCACTGCAACTCTTCCTTGGTCTCGTCCTCCTCGTCCCAGTTGCGGTAGACGCTCAGGACCTGCGACGACGACTTATCGACCGTGATGATGTAGGGCGCAGGCCCAACGTCGTCCTCGATCTCGGCGATGGCGTAAATCTCGAACACGGTGCGCAGGCCGTCCTCGTTGTACGAGGTCTCCTCGCGCCCCTCGATCTTGTTGTTCGCCTGCTCGGCGTCCGAGCCGTCGGGAGCCTGCCCCGGCGCGATGAGGTCCACGTCGCGGTACATGCCGCTGGCCACGCGCTGCTCGTAGTCCAGCGTCGTCAGGTACTGCACGTGCGTCTTGCGCTGCGCCGAGTAGAAGTTGGTCGCCGCATACGGCAGGTAGATGTCGTCGATGGCGACGAACAGGAAGTCCGGCCTGTTCTTCGCCTCGTCCCACGTCACCTTCATGTACTGCGCGCCGCCCAGCGGCACCTGCGTCAGAAGCTGCTCAAGCTCGCTCCTGAACGACTGCGACTGGACGGTAAGCTGCCAGTTCATGAAGTCGGTCTTGCGACGCGCCTTCTGCACGCGCTTGGGCGTGACCTTGCCGACGATGTTGTCCTTCACCGGCCCAGACGGCGGGAACAGTTCCTTGATCGCCCGCGACGAGAAGTCCACGCAGACTTCCGTCAGCATCGGGTGGACGACGCGGCTCGCACCTTGGAACTGCGCGCCGCCCGGCGCGTCGTCCCCAAGCCCCGTGCGCCTGATCCCTTCCTCGTACTGCTCGTCGCGCTTCTTGCGCGCCTCGCGGTCGCGCCCGATCAACTCTATATACGACGTTGCCAGCTTCTTGAGGTCGGTCTCCGGCAGTTCCTCGGCCAAGTTGGCGTAGAAGTCGCTGTCGCCGGGCTTCTCGTCCTCGTCAATCGTTACGAGCGCGCCACCGTCGTCCGTATCCTGAACGTCGTCCTCGTCATCGTCGATCTCGACGGTCTCGCCTTCGGGCAGGTCGTCATCGTCGTCCATCAAACCGTGTCCCCAAGGCGAAGCGGAAGGCTGTTTACTAACACCACCCGTATAAACGGGCAAACCGGAGACCCAACTCCCCGGTTTGCCCGCCTAAATCAGGCGTCAATCGTCGCGTGGTCAGCGTGCAGCGACGCCAGATACTGGATCGCGGCGTTGACCGTCGCCACGTTGGCCGCACTCTCGTCCGCCGCAGCCACAGCCTTGGCGGCGTCGAGTTGGCTCTGCAAGTCAGCCGTGGCCGTCGCCACCGCCTCCTCAATCGCGTGCTGCTTGTCGGCCTGCACGGCAGCGGCGTAGGCCGCGAACGCATCTTGGAACGCTTGGGACATCTCACTCTCCAAATTCGTCAGGTTGAAAACCGCAGGCCGCTTGACCTGCTTGGGACGGAACTCTGCCGCGAGGAACGAGATCGCCCCCTTCAGGTTACGCTTAATTCGACGCCGACTAAAGTACCCGGCGACAAGAACCACGACGGCGATCACACTAGACTGCATAGGGGTTGATCCTCGGCCTGTCGGCGACGTACCGCTCCTCACCGCGCTTGGGCATCATGGTCACCTCCAGTAGGCCCTTATCGAGGCAGAGCCTGATTGCTTGGGTGACGCTGTCGACAAAATCGTCGTGCTTGATCGACCCGCTCCCGGTAAAGCTACACAACTGCGCGATCATCGGCTCGGCCCACGTCTTGGGCCTGCCCGCATACCGCTCACTCTCCGGCAGCCACACCTGCTTCCTAGCGAACACGTGCGACACCATGTGCAGCCGCGTCAGCTTGTCTGCTCTACCCGGATTATACGCGTACGACGTGATCCCCTCCCGGTCCAGCATCTGCCGCAGCGAAATCCCCGACCCCTTGTCCTCGATCAGCAGAATATCCGGCTTGCGCCCGACGCCCGCCATCTTACTCGGCCCGATGACCGGCTTAATGAGCGCGCTGTCGGCGTCATCCCCGTACGCGACGTTCATCTCCTTCTTCACCCGCTTCATCAGGTCCGGCAGCCCCAACTGGTCGTCCCAGCAGTCCAGCAGCATGACCTGCCGCTTGTCCTCGTGCCAGAACACGCCCCACACCGTGCAGGCCGTGCTGTCCGCCGTGTGCGTCCGCTTGTCGAGCGTCTTCTCGGTGAACGCCGTGTCGAGCGACATGATGATCCAGTCTAACGACGGCAGCACCTTCTTGCTCGGCCACAACCTGAACCACGAACGGGCAATGATCCCACCCTCCTCGGCGTCGATCAACTCTCCGTCCAGTTCCTGCCGCCCTAGCTGCGTACCCTCGTACTGCTTCAACTGCTCGAAGAACGATTTGGGCAAATTGTCCCTATTATCGTAGGTCGATCCCTTCGTGATGATCCGCCCCGCCTTCGGCGCGACCAACTTGCGCACCAAGTCCCTCGGCTTGGGCGTCGTTGTCCACACGACCTTGGGCAGCGGCCCCAGCCGCAGACCCATCATGGCCATGTCCCACGTATCCTCGTCGCGGGTCCACGCCGCCAATTCATCGCAGTTGTGGACTAGCACGCCGTTGGCGAAATACTCAGGCTCGCCCTCGACCTTTAGGCAAAACACGGACTGTTCCCCCGCAGGTAGCCAAGTTGACGCAACGCTGAGAGCAGAAGTTTCCACAGCGGGATCGGAACTCGGCTCCGCAGTGCTGGCACGCCCGCACAACCCGGCGCTGTTCTTCTGCCCGCTTGGAATGGCACTTGGCGCATAGGGGCTTAACCGTGGCGCGCTTGCGTCGTAGCTCAACGCCGCAGCCCGCACAGGCCAACACGATATCAGCGGCTGCCGCCCAGTCTTTTCGCGGAAGCGGCTCCGCCAGTAAGTGATGGCGTCGGTGAGCGCCTTTCGGCAGGCACTCCAAATTGTCGATGGCGTTGTTCGTCCGGTCATGGTCGGCATGATGGACATCGTGCCCGACGGGTATATTTCCGTGCGCTGCCCGCCAAACCTCTCGGTGAAGCCGGACTGTCCGCTTCGGCACGACGCTCTTGTCGGTCCGCTCGTAATAGCTCCCCTTGTACGAGTGCCAGCTTTTGCCACCCCACTCGACGCACCTATCGCGCATGCCCGATCCCCAACCTGAAGCTGGTCTAGTCTCGTCCAGCCAGATTTAAGATACACGGGATGGTCCGCCGTGCCAATCAGTTCCGCACCGTTCTCAAACACGACGCGTCCGACCGGCGCTTTGCGCTGTGAGTTGGCTATCACGCGGCGCGGACCCTTGCGGGTCAGCACGACATCGCCCGGCTTAAGCGCCTCAATCACCGCTTCACCTTTCGGCGTAGCCACCTTAGTGCCCGCGATAAAGCACCAAAGGTCCGCGAACTGGGGCCCCCGCATCCGCTCCGGCTCTTCCGCCGAAAACCCGCGAATAATTGCACCCGGCTTGCTCGGGTCGGTCTGATCCACGAGCGTTATGATCAGATTGGTCTTGTTGTAATCGTAGACCAGTTCGGGCGGCACGATGGACAATAGGCCCGCCGGTCCCTCGAAACACGTATGCCTCACGTCGTTCAGCGTCGGCGCAATCACGCCGCGCGGCAACTTCTTCGGGTCACTGTACGCCCTGTCCGACAGCCACTGCGCCCCAGTCAGCGTCTTGCCGAACCCGCGCCCGGCGAGGATGCCCCACTCACTCCAGTCGCCGTCCGGCGGCAACTGCTTCTCACGCGCCGTGTTCAGCCACTTCTTGCGCCAAATCAAATAGCGCAACTGGTGCGGCGGCAATTTCAGCAGGTCGTCTTTGGTCAGGGTCATTGTGCTCGACAGTCACCGTGCTTGCGCGGCGTCAATTTCGTTGTGCGAGGGGAACATAGGCGGCGTTCGGCTGATTGGCAAATGCGCATGTAGGGGTTGGGTGTTGGTGCGTGTGGTGCGCGTGGGCTGCACCTCTTTGGGTGAAGTCTGCATTTGCAAATTTGCAAAAAAATTTGTGGGTAGTCATGCAAAATTACCTCTCGCGCGGAAATCTTGGGGGTAGGGGGTCGCGGCCCGCCGCCCAAGCAACGCGCAAGCACAGGCCAAGCAACGTGCAAGTATCTGCAAGTATAGATCGCGCCGTTCAAGCAACGTGCAAGTATCTGCAAGTATAGTCCAAGCAGACCGGCGCAGTACTTGGCGCGGCTATGCTCGCAGCTACTCGCTCTCGGGCTCCGGAAGCGTCAGGCGCGGCGTCACGTTAAGCAGCCCCGCCAGTTCGTCGGCCAGCGCGTTGGTCACGGTCAGGACGGGGTCGCCGGTCCCGTCCCGGTTGGTCAGGGCCACGCGGTCGCCGTACTGGGCCGGGAACCACTTCGCCAGCAGCTTAAGGTCCGTGTCCACGATCAGCTTGTCACGCGGTACGTCCCCGGTGCTGTCGCCGCCCTGATCAGGCCCGAGGCCGCGAGCCGTGGCCCGCAGGCGCTGGGCGATCACGTCGGCCCCGGCTTCGCGCGCACAGGCGATAGGCTCGGCTATGGCGGGGTCAGCCGCCTTCCACGCATGCACCTGATTGGCGCTGGGCATGCCCGGCTGGCGGCAAATCTGCGACAGCGGGATGCCTCGGCTCAACTGCTCGCAGATCAGCGGCACCAGCGCCTCGCGGTCGTACTCCAACGGGTGGCCCGGCCCCCGCTTCGCCACGTCCCCGCCGTCTCTGTCGCCCGTCGCCATAGCCTGTGCCTCCGCGCCGCCTGTGGTGCCTCACAGGCCCCAGCGCAGCCCCTAGGATAGCCACGGCAAGCCCAGACGCCAAGAGGCCATCAGGCGGCGCTCCTGTGGCCCCTGAGAGGCCTTCCAGCGGACGCCGGGGCCGAAGCCCCGGCTGCTTGGGCTAGGCCAGCAGTTCGGCCAAAAGGTCGGCGTCACTCAGATCCGCATCAACCGGCTCAAGGCCGAGGAACTTTTCTTCGGCGGCAATTTCGTTCTCATACTGGGCAACCCAGACAGTCCGCAAAGCCCGCTCTTTTTCACTGCGAGCATTGGCAAGGCGCTCACGTTCATGGGCCAAGCCGGTTTGCAGGGCGATAAGGTGGCTGTAGTCGGTCATGGTCGTGGTCCTCATCCAAGGGTTAGTCGGTGGCGTCCGCCGCCGACGCCCAACCTGTACGATGTGGGGTTTTCTGCGTCAATCACTTTTTTCACTTTATGCACTTTTTTACAAAGCACCGCACCGCAGGGCTCACGCACCACGGCACCGCAGCACCACGGTGCATGTCACGGTGCCTGATAGGTCCTCGCCACCGGCACCCCGGCACCCCGGCACCCTGCACCACGGCACCGGCACCGTGACCCTGCACCACGGCACCGCAGCGTGGTACCCCCTAAAGGGGGTTACCCCGCCCACGGTGCGTCTCGCGGTGCGCACCGCAGCACCGCAGAGGCTCATGAGCCGTCGCGGTGCCGTGGTGCCACCCAAAAAGGTGCAGGGTTTTCAAGGGCTTTGCATTTTTTTACCTGCTCATGCATTTTTTTACAAAATACCTGTTGACGCAGAAAACCCCCTGTCGTACAAGGTGGTCATCGGGGCCGGACGGCTCCATCACACAGACCGGAAGGACCTGAGACCATGACCATGATCCGCAAGCCCACCCCCACCGAGTGCCGCCTGATCCGCGACTACGCCAAGCGCACCACGCACGGTCGCGTCCGTCGCATCGAACTCGGTCATTGGTTCAACTGCGTCGGCCACGACAAGCCCAACAGCGTCAACCTGCTGATCGCGGGCACCGCAGACTGGAACGACACCGACCTCAACGAGACGGTGTCTTGGGAGACCTTTCAGCGCGGTTTTCCGCTGACTGATCGGGGCGACGCCGTGCTGGACTTCTAC